TAGCGAGCGGGAATCCTGTCAGCGTGGCAGAGTCGAAGTATTCGCTCGGCAGGAAGGTATCAAGCTCCGGTCCGCTGATTGTCAGCACCTGAATTTTGCCAGTTGCCGCCGTGCCTGATTGCTGCGTCTGATAGCTCGTCAATCCGTTTGTGTCGCGTGTGACATATGGAAGAACGACCTGCGAAACTTGCAGTTCGATCATCGGGTTAACGTCGAAATTTTCCACGGGCGAGGTGCCGATAGTTAGCGTGCGAGTAGTCGCTGCGCTGCGCCTGACGACGTTGAATGTCGGGGTGGCGTTAGTATAGTCGAAATACGTCATCGTGTCAGGAACAAGCCTCACAAGCTCACTGATGACCTGTGCGCACGTTGACTGGTTGAGCGTGACGCGCGGGATGTCGAAATACGTTCCGACCGTGCTGCCGCCTGTGATGTTTGCCATCGGCACGCCAAGTGAAACGCTTGTATTAATCGCGGTCTGGATCGCCGTGGTGAGATTCGTCCCGCTGGTCGCATTGCCGAAAACTCCCGTAATACGATTTGCACTTGCACCTGCGCCATCGGTCTGGCTCGTGACATAGTTGATCCGTTCCATGAACCACCAGGCATTACTGATCGTGACCGTGATCGAGTTGTTCGATGTCGTTCGGACGTTCGTGACGTAACCCGTGAAGAACCGCGAGCCATTGCGGAAAAGATCGACCCTCTGCGCGTATGTCGGTGCCGTGTAGCTGACCACGTTCTCTGGTGAGATGTTTAGCACCAATTCATCCGTGCCGACGCTGCGGAACGTGAGTGATGCGTTTTCTACTGCACGCTCTGCCAGCGTCTTGGACGTTGTGTCCCAAGCTTTTGCTGCTTCTCCTGTTATGGTCCAGACTGGCATTATCTCACTGTGATGTTATTGATTTTTTGCTTCAATCCTGAAATCTCATTTGATAGCGATTGCATCTTGGTTCCAATCGTATCATTGATCTTTAAAAGATCTTGTAGCGTTTTCAGGTTTTCTTCTTGCCCTGTTTTTAGTGAGCCTGTGAGAATTTTTAGATTGGCAGAAATAGCTGATTGTTCTGTTGCTGTGATTTTTAAATCGCCGGTAGCTTGCTTGATTGCTTCCTTGGCTTGCTGTTCAAGGGGGGTGATCGCTTCGATCTCATCGACTCTTTTGAAAATCTCAGCCGCGCCCTTGGTGATGCTTTCTGTCGCAGTGCTGAGCGCCTGCGCTTTTGTTGTCAGGTCGAACTTTTGATTGATCTCGTCGATCTTGGATTTTGATTCAGCGATTGCCAAATCGACTTCGGTGGCGACCGTAATTGAGCTTTGCGAGATTTCATTGATTCTATCAGGAATCTTTCTCAGCGTGTTGTTCACGTCTTGAATCTGCTTCGTGACAGCGTTCAGTTGCTCCTCGATGAGCGTGGTCTGCGGATTGACATAGTCAGCTTTTTGCGCTCCTGCTGAAATCGCCGCCTGATCTTGTCCTCTGCGAAATGAAACATCGGAGGTAAGTTGCGATTGCCTTGCTTCCAGTTCCGCGAGTCGTTTTTCAGCTTTTGCTTGCTCTGCTAGAACGTCATCGGTTTGTGCAACGAATAAATTGTATTTCTTCCGTGCATTTTCAACTCTCGCCAATTCTGCCTCAATAGAAGCCTTTTTCTCTGCTTCTGCTGCCTGCGTTCTGACCGCGAGCAATGCCTTTTCTTTGTCAACGATTTGACCTGTGGACGAAAGGTAGTCGACAGCCGCCTCGTCTAGCTTGAGTTGCAAGCCGATGAGCCTTGAATCTACTTCTGCCCTCAGATTGCGAGCCATATACAAGCTCAGTTCCGCTTGGCGTAACGTCTCAGCAAATTCAGATTGTGACTTGAGCGAGTTGTTGAAATTGTCAATCTCCTTTGTCGTATTCTGAGAGAACGCCTGCTTGATCGTTTCGCCGACGTCCTCCATCGCCTCGCCTGCGACAGCAGCATCAACAGCCATCTTGTTGAATACTCCGTAGGCTGCCGCTCCAATGGCAAGAATGCCTCCGAGGATTGCGCCTTGTGGACCGAATGCCCCAAGTATTTGTGAACCTTGTTGAGCGAGAATAGTTGTCGCAGCAGTTCCCATCTGAGCTTGAACCGCGATGTCCTGCACCTGCAAGCCGACTTGTCCTGCTTTTTGTGAGCGACCTGACATAGCTTTTGCTAATGCTTGTTGCTCTTGTGCTACAGCTCTTTCTGCTGCTTTAACTCGTCGTGCTGATTCTTTCTCTGCCTCTACTGTCTTGCGCTTTTCCTCACGAATCACAGCGTCAGCCGCTTTCTTTGCTGCTTGCTCTGCTTTTAGCGCCGCTCTTTCCTCAGCCGAAATTCTTTTCTTGCTAGTCTTTTCTGCCTCATCGCCTACTTTTTTTAGACCATCTTCCGTCTGCTTCGCGCCTGTCCCGCTCGCAGTCGTGTTGATCTTGATGTCTACGTTCTTCGCTGCCATGGCTTAGTATTTACCTAGGATTGTTACGTTTTGCAAGATCGAAACTCCGTTTTGCGCAAGATTGACCACGCATGAGACGCTGGAGAGCGTTTTCGAGTTGGAGATTGTCGGTGCTACTCCAGCCGTTGAAGGCGCTCCGCTCGTTGCTCCTGTGATATTTGGCGGTGGCGAGCCGTTGGTCGTGACAAGCGCAAGCGTTCCGTCATTGGCTTCTGCTTGCCGCTTCGTGATGATGACGGTCGCGCCTGAGCTGGTGATGACATAGCGAAACGCAATGCTTGAATTTGCGTTCAATGATGTCGCAATCTTCGCCGCGTATTGTGTCGGCGTGTCGCCCGATAGCACTGCCGTCGATCCGCTTGCTGTCACGTCAACGCTTGTGAATGACCAGTTGATGTTACCAGCTCCCGTCGTTGTGCCGACACAAGTGAGCGTCTCAGATTGCACTGTGCCTGCCGCTGTCAGCCTGCCGATTGTCACCGTCTGGCTCGCCTGTGAGAGCAAGCCTTGAGGCATGTTGAGCAAGTAGTTTTCAGCATCGGTTAGTGACGTGAATGTCAGCACGCTGTCAAAACTGACAGTCGTGCTGGATCCACCACGAAAGAACTGATCGAACTGGTCAGCCTCGATGTATTGCACCTGCTGAAAGTTCGGCTCAGCCGAGATTTGGAAGTTGGACGTTTCGCTCCTTTGACCGTCGCCACCGGCGAGGTCGTAAGCAATCGCGCCGCGCTGGAGTCTTACGAACATGGCTTAGGATACTGCTGCGACTGTAAATAAGGTGACTGGTGCTCCGGAGTTGAATTTACGCTTGGCGCTCATGGTGAGCGTGCCGAGAACGTTGTCAGCCGCTGAGAAGTTGCGCTGCAATTCTGTGACTTGTACCTCTGCGCAGTCGAAGTCCAATCCTCCCACTGTGGTGGTTTTGATTTCGAGCAAGCTAGTTGTCAAGTCCTCGCCTGCGCTGAGGTTGTCGAAGAACGTGTCGAAGTCTGTTTGTGTCGGTCCAGTCGGAACGCAGCTGATATTACAGCCGAGATTGCCCATTCGCATGTCAACGGTGCCGATGCCGTCAACGACTACCGGGTTGAGCGACAAGTCGAAGCTGATCTCGAATCCGTCTTGACTGAAAAACGGTGTGAGTGCTCCGAGCGTTGCGGTGTATGGCGCGGTAACGATCAGCAAAGGATCAAAGCCCGTGCCGATGCTCGCGCCGCCTGCGGTCGTGTAGTAGTCCTCGATGTTCTGTGGATCGCCGTCTTTCTTGAGCAATCCTGTGAACTGCACCGAGCCGAATGCGGTCTTTGTCGCGCTGCATGAGATGGTCGGCATCTGTGTGATCTGAGCGTTGAGAATCGTATATTTTTTGTCAGCCGAGACGATGACAAGGTTCTTGTCGGTCGAACCGTAAATGCTGGCTCCCATTGCGGTGTTGCCGTGCGGGAAAAGAACTGCGAGCGCCTCGATCTCGCCTACTGGCTCAAATTCAACAACGATGGTGAAGTCGGTTTTCGACTTGCTCACGACTCCGTAAGCATCGGTTTCTTTGTCGAATGTCGAGTTAGTCGTGGTCAGCACTACCCCAGCTTTGGAGTAGAATGTCTGCGAATCATAGGTGACTTTGCAAGGACCGCGAACGATGGTGGTTCTGTCGAATGTTGGCATGATGGTTTAGCGTGTTGGAGTTGTATTTTGTAGCCCCACGGGGCAATTGAAAGTGATGATTTGTTGAAGCATCGGAGGCGTTGCATCCTCCTGCATTGAGTCGAAAGTGAGAACACCGCCGGTGAGTGAATCACCGCTAGCATCAAGTGGTTTGTGATGGTGCAGAATGCGAGCCACTGCCTCGCCAATCTCTGTTGCACTTGGTTTTGACATGTTACCAGCCTGCTGTCTCCAGACGCTTGGAATCTCGGAGCATGTCACCGAGAACGTCGCAGAGTCCATGTATGGTCCGGGTGTGTCGGGTGACGATGCCTCACTCTGCGAGAAGTTGACCATGACGAAAGCACCTGCCTTGCTCATTGCGTTCTCGATCTCGCGGTCGATGTCTTTGTGATCCTGAACCAGAACGGGAATAATCGGCACGGTGCGAAAATACGCATGATCCTTCAGCGTCTTTGCCATGCTTTCGACTATCTGGCGAATGAGGCTCATGGTGATTCTGAGAAATTCATGACAGCAGCGCCGCCATAGCGAAAAGAACTGCCGCTTGTAGCAGCGAATGATTCGGCTCCGGTGTCATCGGAATCCGCGTTATTGTTTGCGAGGTCATCGAGATAGCTGTTGGCTTCCTCGACTGCTCTGCGTCGATCATCGCCGTTGAATTCAGCCAGCGAAGGGTAGGAGTCCGTCAGTTCTTGACGTGAGAGATTGTATGCGTGCCTGCGCGCTCCCGGTGGGACATACAAGTTCGTATTGACCACTGGAGGCAATCCACGCTTGCGTCGTCCTGAGTTGACGCGTGAGGCAATGTCTTGTGCTACGCTAGTGAGGATCTCCTGTGCTTTGTCCTCTGGTGTGGGACATTCAGCAAGCAAGCGATTAAACTCCTCGGTTGAGAGTCTGTCACGAAGTGCGGAGTATGTTAGAGCGAGCCAAGCCATGGTGTTATGAGTTTCAAGAATTTAGGGCGACGGAGGAAACTACCAACTCCGTCGCCCTTTGCACACAAGTTCCAACGGATTAGAACAAAAGCTTGGCGACCATGCTGCCAGTAACAGTTCCAGCCGAGGCGGTCATCGTCTGAGCGATGCGCACATATCGGCGGGTGTTAGCTGGAACGCGGAAGCGAACCTCTTTGGCAACGATGCCGGAGGCAGTAGCGGTCTGAGTCGTGCTGATTGCTGGATCCACGGCAGCAAACGTAGTGCCATCGGCGCTGTCTTGCAGAGCGTAGGTCACGACTTTGGTGTCGGCGATACCAGCAGCGGTCGGTGCAGCAAGCGAGAAAACTACTCGCTCGATGTCGCCACCAACTACTTGCTCAAGGTCAAATGCTGCGGTGTTAGCACCTGCCTGTGCAATCGCAACAGTGGAGGTGTAATTCTTGTCTTGAATGTTTCGGTTAAATTCGAAGCTCATGATTTTGTATGGTTAGAATTAGCTGAGGGTTTCGGTGTCAACGATCGAGTCGGTGATGATGATTGGAACTCCGAAGGATTCCGTTGGCACACCTGGAAGAATGCCGGTGAAAGCTTCCTGCTTGGTGGATGGAGTTGTGTTCCGGCTGATTTGAAGCTGGAATGCGGAACGACGCGACATGAGCAAGTGAGTCGGACGCTCGCCAACTGGGAACTTGCTGAGAAGCTCGGCAATCTTGGCGTCTGTGCATCCTTTGCCGCTGTCTGCGGTGAGGTCTTTCAAACGACCGATTGCGTGCTTGTTGACGCACTGGAAGCCGATCCATGCGGTGAGGTCAGCGATGAATGCTGCGTAGCGCTTGGCGTCTGCATCCACTGCGTCGCCTTCGCGGAATGGCGAGAGGTCGAAGGTTGTGCCGTTACCGTAGACGTATTGCACGCCCGTGTTGCCTGCCTTGATGGCATAAACCGAGGAGCCAGTCGCGGAGGTTGTTCCGCCTGCGTCAACTACGATGTCACTCCCTAGAGCGCTAACCAATGTTTGCAGACCGGCGAAGCCTTTCGAGCTTGCGTTGTCACCATAGATGGTTTGTGTTCCGACGGTGGTCAGAGCAGCGCGCATAACTCCCATTGCCTCGATGGCTTGGAGAGCCTCGGCGCCGTCCTCGTAACCGCGAGCAACAGCCTTATCGACTTCAACGCGTGCGGAAAGAATAAAGCACTCAACCAGACGTTCGGTGAAGTTCGACTTGGTAGCATCCGTGCCTTCGTTGGCTTGACGGAATGCAACGCTCGGGCGACTGTTGCGGGTCACAGTCTTGTAGGACGTGCCGCGGATCGTGCGAGCTGGGATGGTTGTTACCTCAGGTGAGGCACTGGCGACTTCCTCAATCAGACCGACGATGGGATCATGTCCGTTGAGCTTGGCAAGGTCTAACAGAGTTAGGTTGTTGGGCATAGTATTGTTTGTTTAGTGAGAGTTGTTTTGAGCTTTGAAAGCAGCTTCGACTTTATCGAGTCCTTTCAGTTCGGTTTGCTTGGTGCCTTCTTCGGCTTTGCCAGCAAGAACGGTTTCGCCGTTGACTGGTTTGGCTGGGATGGCGTTGAGAATTTCAAGATTGCTCTTGTCGGCTTTGATTTGTGCCTTCCAGAACGATTTGGCTTTGTCATCTTGCGGAGCGATGCGACCAGCTTTGACGGCTTCCTCGATCACGCTGTCAGCAGCTTTATCCTCGATTTCAGCGAGAGATGCTTTGAGTGTTTCAACTTCGCTGGCGAGTGCGTCACGCGATGCAACGACTGTTTCAAGCTCGGTCGCATGGTTGGCAGCAGCTTGCACTGCGTCGGCTTCCTTAGTCATGTAACCAGCTTCGATCTCAGCGATCTTGCTTTTCATGGCTTCGATTTCGAGCTTAGCAATTTCCATTGCTTTCTCAGGGTCAACATCCTCGGCAACAAGTCCAAGGTCGATTAGTGGTTTGATGTCCATATTGGTTTCGTTGTATGATGCAGCGATCTTTTCCATCGCCTCGAATGCTGGCTCGTTAACAAGTGAGCCGATCTCACCGTGAGTTGGCAGACCTGCTGGCGTGCCGTTGGCGAGTAGAAAGTTCGGGGAAAAGTATGAGTAGTCTTTGCCCTCGATGGCGCTTTTGCCTGCTTGCGTCCATTCGATGTCGAGAACCAGACCAACGCCTGATTCATATCGGAATTCCTTTGGAATGAATGATGCAGGGCCGGCTTTGTGATCGAAGCCAGCGAATGGTCGCACGTTGCGAGATTGGCGAGCTTGCAGGTCGTTCGTAAACGAAGCGAGGATCGACTCATCGACCTTGACCTTGCGCTTGGCAGGCTTGCCATTGACCGTAGCATGGATTTCATGCTCGCCTTCTGGCAGATATACAATGCTCTCAGCCAAAGCTTCCACTTCGGTCTGGAATGATGCACTGATGATTTCGTTCGCCATTTCGAGTAGAAGATTACCACCCGATTCTGGCTTGTAATTGCTTTTTTTTAAGTAGTGCCTTCGACCTGTGCGATGATGCTTTCAAGCGCTCCGTTCGCGAATGCGTTGATGTAGGATTGCTCAGGTGGAAGTGCATTCTTCCATGGCTTCTGCGTGATGGATTTTTTCAGCACGAATACTGGTTTGATACCGGTGGGAGAGTTTTCATCTGCCTGAGCTAGCACACCCTTGACAGCAAATAGCGGTGCGATTGTTCGGCTGTATGTGCGAGCTGTCAGCCCGTGCGCTTCTGGCACGATGGGGATCGTGAGGAACTTTGCACGTCGTGCTGTGATCGTGCCGCCAGTGACTTTGTGTGAGAATCCGATGGCACCCTTGCTGCGCAGTGTCACGCCTGATCCGCTCGCGCCCATGATCGACCATGAGCCAGCCACTTTTCGCCACCACTGCGTTTTCTTACGTCCCGGTCCATGAGTCGGAAGCGATGGATTTTCCCACAGCTTCGATCCGCCCATGTTGTAGTATTTCTCGACGACTTCCAGAGCATCCTGCGCTCCAGTCATCACAGCGATTTTGCGCACCGATGCCGATTGCAATCGGATCATTGATGCTTTGACTGGATCGAGTCCCGTCGCCGTAATTGTGATTTTCATAGTTCTCGCTCTAGTGATTTAACGATTGCCGCGCCGATCTCATTCTCCAGCGATGTTTCAAGCGCTCGTTTGTCTAGCATGAAAAACAGCTGCGGAATGTGCTCGATGACTTGCTCGACCTCGATCTGAAATGCGCCTGCGGTCATGCGATAGCTTTTGTCGATCAGGTCCGCGAAGATCTGATCCACCGGCGAGAGCCATTGCCCCGCCACCTCGCGCATCTGCTCATCCGTCATTTTCGATTTGTTTGAGCTTTGCGTTTGCCCACTCTCTGCCAGCATCGCCGCCCCAGCCGTTCCATGCCTGCCAGCCTTTGCCTTTGTCGCCCCATGTCTCGCCTTTTTTGTCGATCTCATGGCGAGCGAAGAATGACACCATGCGCTTCACCGTCTCGGCTGATAGCTCGGAACGATTGGAAATGTCCCGTGCTCGTGCGATGCCGACTGCGGTCATGCCACGCTCTGATGCTGGCTTCTGTCTGCGAATCTCAAGCGCATCCTGTGCTGCCTTTGCCATGTCCTCGGTCGGTCGTAGGTCAATGTCAGCGCGTGCCGCCTCGGTGATTTCAGGGAGCAATGGAAGTGGATCTTCGACTTCGCCGAATAGTGCCTCGCCTTCTTGCGGTTCAGCGATTCCAAGCTCGTCATAGATCCATTTGTTCGATACCGGTAGCCCGATGTCCTTCGTGACGATCTTGATGCGCTCTGCGATTGCCTTCTCATCCTTTGGCTTCGGAATGACGATTTCAGCATAGGGCATGTCCTCGCTGGCGATGCCGGCACCGTAGTTCATCCGCACGATGGCAGGGATCAACTGTGTGGTGATGACCTGCCCGATCCATGTCGCGACCGCCTGCAAAATGTCGCCGCGGACCGTAGCATGGACGTCGCCAAGCGCTCGGCTTCCGCTGTCGCCCACGTCTGTGGTGAGAGTTTGTCCGAGCATCAGAATGTCGCAAGCTTTGTCTGACTCATTCATGAGCGCGACCTGTGGCAACGATTCGCCACCTTTGATTCCGTCCATGATCGAGAACTTCACACCCGGTCCAGTGACCGCGTAGCCGCTGGTGCCGATGTTTTCGAGCATCTCCTGCGCCTTCATCATTGCTTCGTCACTGCCGTCGGTTTCCGCATGTCGCCATGGGATCGAGTAGAGTTGCGCGTATTGCATGAACCAGCCCAGCCCGTAGATTGCACCGAGCCAGAACTTTGTGAGCGCACGAAGGTTTGCCGAATGGATTGGATGACAGCCGCCTTGCTGCCAGATTGCAATCAAGAACTTGTCGGGCGGGAAGTCGATCAGCGTGTCGTAGTTCACGCCGTTCGGTGCCATCATGAGCCTGTCGATCTCGTTCGATGCTGAGGGATATGCAAGATATTTAGCAGGCACAGGAGCGTAGCACCGCGGTGAGACGATGCCGTTCTCGGTGTGCCATATGATTTCCACGACGCTGATCCCTTTCGCGTAGGCGTCAATGAGTGCTTTCATCATTCCCTTGGTGTCCAGTTCCCAATGGCTTGGACGTGGTGCATACGATTCAAGCGCTCGTTCTACTGTCTCGTAGATCTGCAATGCCTGCGGTGTCGGTTCCTCAGCGCCTTCGCGAATACCTGGCTTGATCTCGATGTCGAGTGCCGTTACGTTGCCAGCGACTTCGTTGATGCATTTGCGCAGGCGCGACCAAGAATCGACCATCATTCGGAAAAGCCGATCTTGATCCTCCAGCTTGCCGGTGCGCACGTTGCGCAGAATACTACGCACCTGCTCGGGTGTTACATTAGCGAGGTCATAGTCCTGCGTGCGGTAGGAAGCTGGCAAAGGCGCTACGATGCCCTTTCGTTCGTCTGCGGTCATGGTGAGAACGGCATAACACGCAATGCAGCCAATGGCAAGCTCAAATTTACAGAGCTTTATTCCTCTGTGTCCATTTCTTTTCTCATGCTATCAATTCTTTCTTGTATTTTTGCTTTTAGAATCTCCAAGTCGTCAATCATTTCCTCACCCCATCCATCTTCTCCGTATGAGTAGTCATCTTTGACGGTGTCAAGAAACTCGTCTATTTCAAACTTGCATACAATTGCTGTGTCGCCGTTGTCGCTGTACATTCTTACTACCATTGACAGATTGCCATCTGATTTACCTAATGTCATCTCTGCGTCAGAAATATCCGCGCATTCTGGCGCGTCCTCTTCTATGTTGCTGATTGCATTTTCAATCTGCTCCTTTACCAAAGCGATAATTTCACTGTGTAGACTTGGTTTGTTGATTTTTAGTTTCATAGCGGCGCAACAATGACTTGTTTTTTTGCAAGCGTCAACAATAAAATCACAGAGCGTTAAACCCTCGGACCGTTCGACTGGCGAATGTGTTCCGCGATGTGGTAACCGATGCCGCGCCCGTCATGGCTCCGCTGATGCGACTGCCGAGCGCAATGCAAGCAAGCAATGCGTCCGCACGGTCCGGTGATTTCATGCTTTTCGCTGCCATCTTCTCTTTGGATTCGACGCGCAGCTTGCCCGTTTCGTTCCACTCGCTTTTTCGCGTGGTGATCTGTGAGAACGTCATTGGATCGAGTTCGCCGACGTGGATTCTCCCGCGCTCCAGCTCACGACTAGCAACGTGCCACACCTGCGCGATAAGGTTTGCGTATTCGTCCTTCTCGCTCGCAGGCTTCCCGCCATGAAATCGATTGATGTGCCATCCAAGCTCGGCGAACTGGTCGCAGAAGCCAGTGCCGAGTCCGTCTGCATCTCCCCAGACTTGACCAGCGCTTAGTCCTTCGGCTTCAAACATTCGTATAAACTCCCGCGCTGCCTGCACTGTGTCTCGTTCCTGCCATGCCTTCACGATGCGCGCATGATTGCCGCGTCGGATTGCCAGAACGTTTTCATCACGCCCTGCTGCAAAGTCGCAGAATGCCACTACCTCACCAAACGGCGCTGGCTTTGGCTGAATGTCGAGTGCATTGCGCAAAAGGTCAGGAGCGAGCACAAGCCGGTCGAAGTCCTCGGTGAACTCGGCGAGGTGCTTGGACCGGTAGAGCGGATGCGATTCGCCATATTTCAGGCGGTCCAACTCCCGCTTTTCGGCGCTGATGTGTGCGCAGTCTGTCGATGGCACGCGAATCGTCTTGTAGAGCGATGCGTTCTTGTGGAACGAGTCATAGAACTGACCGCGCGGCGCTCCAGGCGATGACACCCAAAGCTCGAACTTCCGCGTGCATCGGTCGAAGGCTTCGAAGATAGCGTCTGGAACGGTCTTTGCCTCGTCGATGATGAGAAAAACTGGATCCACATCGCCGCCGATCTTCGGGTGGTGTCCTTCCGCTCGTCCTGAGTTGTCGGTCGAGAATCCGAAAGCATAGCCACCCTCGGGCGTTCGTAGCTCCTCGCTCATGAAGCGCCAATGTGGGAACCGATGCTGATAGACCTTCACCGCGCCCCATAGCTGTTTCTCAATCTGCATCCACGAGCCGCTGGTGAAAATGCACTGACCGCGCGGGAACTCATGCAGGAACCAAAGCACAAGCGGAGCCACAAGGCGCGCCGTCTTGCCGCTGCCGTTCGCTGCGACCACGCTGGTCGGCTGTTCCATCGCGACCGACTCCATGGCTTCGCACTGCCAAAGGTAAGGCACGATGCCTAGAACTCGGACGCAGAACTCGGTCGGACTCATTTTTTCGCTTTGCCTCTCGCTAGTTCGACAAGATCCTTCAGACTTCCTTCCTGCTCAGGTGAAAGTGAAACAGTCGCTTGAGTAATCGGTGCGCCGTCTGGACCGCTGATCTCTTGGCGAACCATGTCGCCGTAACGTTTCGGGTCCCACTTGGCGAGCAGCTTGAGACGTGTCTCGACTTGTAGCTTGCGATGCCCCAGCATGTCGGCACGCTTGATCCTCGGACCGTCTGGGGTGTCGGTATGCTCGATGCCCTCCAATGGCGTGTCGGCTATCCTCAGCGCCTCCATTGCTATCGCGTCGAATCCCAGTTCTCTCGCGCGTGCGATGTCGCGTGAAAAGGTTTCGTCATTTCCCATCCAATCCCGCACTGTCGAGTCAGCAATGCCAATTTCACGACAGATGACAGTCAATGGCGTTCCTTTTGAGATGCCATCGAGAATCGTATTTTTGCGCTCATCGTTCGCCAAAGTTGGACGCCCTCGAACCTTCTTCCCTTGATTTTCCAATGGGTCATTTTTTTTTGCTTGACGTGTTTTCATGGCTTAGTAAAATCTTGTTTATCACATCCTTAGCGCCTGTCTAAGCGCATCAAGTGTTGGTTTGCCGTCTCTGCCGATTGCCTGCGGTCCGAGCCTGTCAGTGATCGCCTGCCGTGCCTCGTTTGCCAGTTCGGGCGTGAGGTCATCAATGTTCGCATCGACACCAGCGTTGAATTGCTTTCCGAGGTCAACGCCGAATTGCGCGACGTTAGGAGCTTTGACTCGTTCGCCTTTTCGGACCAGCTTGCGGCGCTCGGCTTCGGCTCGTTTCACTGGCTCTTGGATCATGTATGAGTTGAAGCCGAACGGACCCCATGGCACGTCGAAGCCTCCGATGTCCGCTGCGTTTTGGAACTGCCAATAGGCGAAGTCATCCCAGCGTCTCACGTCGCCCTCGGCTTCAACATGGCGCTGCCGCTTGATGCGCGCACCCGGGCGTCGGACGAAGCGTGCCGCGGGATTGAGATTGAGCCAGTCCTCATTGCGCATCCTGCCATGCCACTGCGCGAAGGTTGAAGCCTGTTCGAGGTTGGTGTTGTAAATGAGTTGTAAGCGAGCGTTTGAAATCACGTTGGTGATTTTCTGATCCTTGTAGTCTGCCGGTGTTGCCAGTCCTTCCTGAATGAGAAACTCTGCTGAGCGCTCGCGGAACTTGGCGAGTCCCGTCTCTTTGTAGGCTGTCACGATCTCGCCCGTGTTGACGTCCACGATCTCCTCTGTGGCGTCCGCTTGCCAATCCAGCAACATGTTACGCATCTTGTTGAGAACGCGCGCACTGGTCACTGTGGCGCTGAAAAACGAACGATTGCGGATTGCCGGTGCCATCGCCGACCACTCACGCCAACGGAACCACGAAGGCGTCACTTTGCGCCGTGAAAGGTTTTCGATTGCTTGAAGGAATGAGTTCATCTCGTTGATTCTGCGCTGGTCAGTTCGGCGATTGCTCGCTTGCCCACCGGCGTGAGGTGGTATGTCGAAGGTCTGCCAGTTTGCTTTGTGATTAAGCCCTTTTGCATTAACACCCACAGGTTGTTGTTCACGCAGACGAGTCCGACCTTGGCATGGTTTGCGATCTCACGCATGGTTCGACCGTCGGCGATGACGAAGATGCGAGCTTCACCCATGCCGATGCCGAGCGAGTAGAGTTTGCCAACAATGGCATGAACCGTGGTAGTGGTCACGGAAGCAACATACAGAAATTTGCGCGATTGGCAAGCGTCAAATGTTGCGAGTTCGCCCCCACTCCACGCGCCTGAACATTGCGGGAGCGAGGGCATTAGTTCCCATCAGCCACTCGGCTGGGAGATTGTTAGCGCGGTCTTTGCCGCATCGTAAGCCCTGACCATGGCTCGTGCTTGTTCGATCTTGCGGCAGTTGTGAAGGATGCTGTGGTGATCAGTGCCGAAAACGGTGCCGATGCGTGACAAGATCCAGCCTCGATCCCGCATGATTGCCTGCACTACTGCGCGAGCGTCTGCAACTTCTTGCACTCGGCTTTTGCTGGTAATTTCGTCTTGGTCAACGTCCATTTCGGCTGCGACCATTTCGATGATGTCTGAGATTTTCATGGTTTTTGTTTGTGCCGTTTCGCCATACCGTCCCAAGATACTTCGTAGGCTCTCTCCCATGCAGGGTTGCGATTGGCTAATAATACCCACCAGAAGCTCCTGCGCTTGCGGAAAAGGTGCGAGATCCGCGCTTGCTTTTGTTTGTTAGTCATCGCTGCCTCCTTTCCATGCAAGCGCATCCTGCCATCCTTGGCGGTAGTCGCCAGCACGGCTCCAGCATAAGCCATCGCCTTTTCTGAGGTGATTCTGATACGCGATCTCGCAAGCGTCATCGACCTTTTTGCTGGTGTCAGGATGCCGTGCCAGAACTTCCACTAGTGGCTCGCCTTCATGCGGTATAAACACAGTTGGCAACATCTCTTGCGGTTCAACCCACTCTAGCAAGCTGTCTTGCCAGTCGTCGGCGTAGGGTGGGTGATCTAGCCGCTTAGGAGGTCCGCCATTCCCCCAAATGTGAGTCCACCCTTGTCTCGTTGGACTCTCATCGTGGTGTATCACCTTGCCGTTCGCATCCTGCGCGATATACCTGGGCTTCTCAATCCCCGCCGCTTTGCAGGCAGCGAGCAGGGATTCCGATAGTTGTTTTTCTGGTGTGTTCATTATTGTTTATTGTGGGG